GTCACTGGTTCGAGTCCAGTATCGCCCACCAGTTGTTTTAGCGCCCTGCCGCGCGATCCCGTGGGTCGTGCGGTTTTCGATCTCGGCACTGGAAGACGAAATGAGTACTGCTAAGCAATTTCAGCAGGCCGAGCGCGAACTGATGAAACAGTTTGGTGAGCCACTGGACCGCGAGCGCGACGGTGTAGCCACGCCAGTCGTTGGTCGGCGCGATGGCAAAAACCGCACTATCGTGCTTCCGCACGATGCGGATATCCAGCCTGGCGATGTGCTCGTCAGTCCTGCTGCGAACATGCGCTTCACCGTTACCGATGTTGATCCGCATGTCATCCAGGGGCTTGTTATTGCGATTCAGGTTCATTATGAGACCGCTACGCAACAAGCTCAACGCCTAGCGGCCGAACAAGCGCGCCAGCCAGCAGTTACGATTGGCGATATTTCTAACTCGGTTGTGACAATTGCCTCCCAGCTTTCAAACGTCTTCCAAATGATTGGGACCATTCCCGGTGCCGATCAATCAACCAAGGATGAGCTTACCGCGCTGACCAAGCAACTCAACGCTCTGCTTCAGCAAGCACCTATCGAGCACGCCGATGATGTCGAGCGTATCACCGAGCGGGTCGAGGGCCTGGTCAAAGAGGCCAAGAAATCGAAACCAGACCCTGACTACCTGAAGGTTAGTGCAGCGGGACTCAAGAAGGCTGCGGCGAATCTGGCGACGGTGCTGCCGGCGGTTATTCCGATCGCGACGCAACTGGCGGATCAGCTGCTGAAGGCGGCGCATCACTGACCCATTGTCCGATGATCAGCAGGCAGTCGAGCATGGTAGAAAGGGCGTTCGTTCGCTCGTAGGGGATACGCCGAACCGCAGTGCTATCAGCAATCGAGGACTCGCGGCGTGGCGCCTCACCGAGCAGGCTCGTCAAGAGTTGAATACCAGTCGCAAGAGCCTCGATCTGCTGATCTATGGCCGCCGCGCGTTCGCGGTCGATACAAAGGTCTTTGGGCATAGCTATCCTTTCGGCGCCGCATCGCACACGGCGCATAATCGGGCGGACTACGCACGCATGTAGCATGCGCGTTCGATTACAATATTTTAACACTCGAACAAGCAGCAGCATCGCACGCTGCTGTCAGTCTGATTGTAAACGTGCATCTGCGGCCAATCGCCGGTTCTGAACCCGCACTATCCGCAGGTGAAAGCGAAAATACAAAGCCCTGCCCCGGCGCGGCGGGGCGCGGTAGAGAGCGATGAGTGAACCTGACGGCGGATTATTTCCGTCCGATAAATACCTAATCGATATCGTGCGAACGGTGAACGCTGGCCATATCCCTGTCGCCGTGACGCTCCTGATCGGCGGCTCTGTCGTCACCGGACGCATTGCCGGAATCAAGCATTTCAACGATGTGCATGCGAAAGCGTTCGCCGAGTATACGACCGTCGCAACCGAGCCGCCCGAGACACCGCAGATCTTCTACATGGACGCGGCGCAGGTGAACGGGAAATCAGTCAACTGGCTGCGCGTTCGGATTGCTTCCGTTGACGGATTTCGCCTGGGCAACTAGCTCGCGACCCCACCGGCGCGGCGGAGATCAGTGATAGCACGATGAGCGCGCCGCACGTCCCGAATCAGCACGGCGAACAACACAGTGTTGACCAGGCCGATACACACAAGCGCGGCGAGTAGGTAGATCATTGTCCGATCCTTGGGGCTGCCTGGCGGCTCTGAGGAGACACAGCAGACAGCCTAGTCTGACTTTCAAGCGAGAACTATGCACGTGACACCGTACGAACAGCGCGTCTATGTAGCCGGTGCGTTGCATGGCTTATTTCTGGTATGGCATCAGCTTTCGATCCTTCGTCCTGCGTTAGGCGACGATCCAAGCAAGGATGCCTCGACCCATCAGCATCTCTCTATGCTTCGGTCATTTCTTGCCGCGCTTGACCAGGCGCCCGATCCGCCAGAGGCCGCCAAAGCGCGCGCGGCGTTTCGCGCAATGGTCAACGCGACAGCGCGCGATATTCAGGCGAGCATCGACGATCGACAAGCCGACGCGAATGCCGCTCATTCGGATTTTGTCTCGGCGCTTGACGCCTTCACAACGGAACTGGATCGACTGGCGACCGTGCGCTGAGATCCAAGGCGCGCGTAGGCGGCTGCCATGCGTTGCAGCGCGCGTTGCTCAGCCGCAATGCACTGCTGGGCGCGTTGCTCAGCCGCAATGCGCTGCTGATCTGAGGATGACACGAGGTTTCCTTTCTGTGTAGCCTAGCTTTTCCGTTGAGCAAACAGCGAGAAGGTGATGGCTCAGGTAGCGAGCTGGCGAGCGACCAAACTAGACAGCCTGCTACCAATACAAATGCCCATGTTTGTTACTGCGTTACGGCGTGGCAAACATGGGCATTTGTATGTCTTGCTTTATTGTATCAGAATCGTCAACTTCAGCGGCTTTTGTGCTCTTTTGCACGAACTCCTCGATCGCTGCACTCGTGACGCGCCGATCGGCCCCCACGTAAACCGCCTTTAACCGTCCCTGAGCAATCCACTTGTAGATTGCTTGTGGCGTTACCTTCAGCTTCTTGGCTGCCTCGGCAACAGTGAAGTACTCCATGTCCATAAGGTTAATCCCCTCTCGCTTGAGCCGTTGCGGGTAGTATAATCCCGTTGAACCCCGTTGTCAAGGCATTATCGTATTTTTACGATGAAACCCTTGACAACGGGGTTAATTAGCATTATACTACATTCAACGGATTGAAACACGGCACAACGAAAGGCCCACCGACCATGACCACCGCCAGCCACCGCGAACAGACCAAGAGCTTCGACGCCGAGCGCACTGGCACGCAGATCGCCGCCCGCGCCGGCGCGGTTGCCCGTGGGCAACTGCCGAGCCTGGTCGAAGCGACGCTGGAGCGGGCGGCTGATTTGTTTCTGGCGGGCTACTGGGCGGAGAGTCGGGCGCTGGTACGGCGCGAGATTGAGGGGAGATCATGAAGCCAGGCGATCAGATGACATGGCTCTATACGCAGCGCGGCGGGTATGGCTTCGTTATCCCGATCAACGCCGAAGTCGTCAAGGTCAACGCGAAGATGGTTCGCATTCGTGTGCAGAAGGTCAGCGGTGAAATGGTCGAGCGCACTGTCAAGCCAGAATCGTTACGGGCGCGGCAGCCGTAAACGCCACAGCGCCGGTCAGAGTCGATCCATCTCTGCCGGCGCTGTGGCCCATCTCGTACGAAGGTATTGGTTAGCACGGAGTATAGCACGATGCAACAGAACACACAAGCTGATTTCTTCCTTCCCTCCGACCTGGTGGCCCGCGCGCTGGCGAGTCTTGCCGAGCAAGAGCACGACGCGATCAATGTGCTGCTGGACCAAAGTGAGCAAGGCGAGCCGACGGTCAAGGACGAACTCGCGTTCCATCTGCGCGACTACAAAGCGTTCTTGCGCGCCGGGCATCAGTGGGGGCGCGGTATCCGCCCGGTGTACACCCCGGCCGGCTCGTGGCTGGTCCCCAGTCGGACGCTGGGCGGCGTGGTGCATGAGGTCAGCCGTCCGAAGGGCTTTTGGCAGTGCGGCCCGACGTGTGAGGCGAAGCAGTTCCACTGGCACACGGCGCTGATCTTGGGGATCGAGCGGGCGATGGAGCTGGCTGATCAAGAGGATGCTGGCGACTTCGAGCCGTCTGCCGACATCGATGCGGAGCCGTTTCTCCCGAATACCCCAGCCGAGCTGGGCCGGCGGCTGGCAATCGCCCGCGACGTGGCCCAGCGCTTTAACGAGGAGATGTTCGCGGCCTAATCGCCGCTTGCAAGGGCTGGCCGGGATACAACGCGCCCCAGGGCGGCGCGCCGGCCACTAGCCGGGCACCTAACAATCGAAGAGCGCACCGGCCACCCTGCAAGGCTTGCGGTGCGCTCCCTGAATCCCCCACGAAAGGAAATTCGATGGTATTGTATCTCATCATCGCACTCTTGACCATCGCCGTTATCACCGAAGCCTACCTGATCGGCTTCCTGGCGATTGACCGCAACTACGGCATCCTGAACGCGACTGCTGGCCTCACCCTCATCCGCTACGAACGACGCCGGCACGATCTGATACTCTTGGACCTGGACAACTTCAAGGCGTACAATACGCTCCACGGCCACACCGAGGCCGATTGCCGGGTGCGGGCCGCACTGTCTGCGCTGCGCTTCCGGCGCGGTGACGGAATACGGGTGGTCAAGCGCGGCGGCGACGAACTGCTGATCTCCTGCCCACTCGGCCGGGCCGATGAGACGATGAGTCGGGCGAGTGCGCGCCTCGCTGAGGTTGAACTGACCGCGACCGCGTGTATCGCCTACGCGGCCACCGATATGTATGCGATGCTCTCTGAGGCCGAGCGGGAAATTCTCAAGGCCAAAGCGCAAGGAAATAAGAATACCGTGCTGTATCTGCCGAGAGCGCGTAGCTCATAACGCATAACTCCTCTCTACCAATCCATCTACCAATCAGCTACCAATATCTACCAAACTGGTAGATCAGAAAGCGAGCATACCATGACCAACGACGTGAAAGCCATCCCCGCCAAGCGCAACATGAGCCGCCCCGGCGTGATGCCCGAGGCGACCGTGCCGGATCCGCCCAGCGCGGACGGTGCGACCCCCAGCCCGCCCCAGTCAGCCGGCAAGCCCGCGCGCCCGAGCAACCTGGCTGAGGCACATCCCTGGTTGCTGAGGCCGTTCGCCAAGGCGGACGTTGAGCTGAAGCCGACCGCTACGACTGGCGACAAGAGCCGCGCGCTGGCCAGCCCCTACGTCGATATGCGCGCCTACTTCGCTCGCCTCGATAAAATCTGCGGCCCTGAGCACTGGTCACACACGATCGTGCTCTCCGACGCCGGCGCGGTGTGCGCCTTGACCCTCTTCGGTGTCACGAAGTCAGCCACCGGTGACTACCCGCGCGACAAGAGCGACGAGAACCCAGCCACCTCGGCCGAGGCGCAGGCGTTCAAGCGAGCGTGCAGCGCGTTCGGCCTCGGGCGGTATCTCTATTCGCTGCCGCAAGTCTGGGCAGACTATGACCAGAAGACCAAGCAGATTGTGAATGCCGCCGGCGTCGTGGCGCAGATGTATGGGTCGCTGCCACGGAGCGAGGAGTAGGGTGCTACCGGGTAGTAGGAGCGCCGGCGGATGGTCCGACTCAGAACACCTATGCTATACTGGCTCCAACAAACAGAGAACCCATCCCCTTGCTTGACGGCGGAGGATGGGCCTCTGTATATTCCTGATTGTGCGCGTGGGCGCGTTGCTATTCTAGCACTGACGATGCTGGGAGGCAAGCGCGGCGTGCGAGGAGCACCTATGACCGATCTTCCACTTCTACTTCCAGTTCAGCAAGATCTACTTGCCACAATGATCGAATCAGAAGGGCGAGTGCCGCCTGATCAACGTCAGGAGTTCCTGGCTTTTTCATACAATGGCGATAACGGCGAGGAAACGCAGCTTCGTCATCCCGGTCTCAACGGAAACCCGACCCTTATCTTCTCAGGCGATCTTCGTGTGCTCGCGGATAAGAATCTTATCCTCCTCCGTCAGCCCAAGAGTGGCGCCTATGTGGCGTTGCTTCTGCCTGCGGCGTATTTGTACTACGGCCTCACGAGACGGTCCGATCTGCCCGAGGTTTGCGCGGCGGTTCGCGGTGTGCTTGCTGGAGCGCTCGACCAGGCCCAGCGTGAGTTGCGGATACGTGAGCGCACGAATGCCACCTTTGGAGTGCATGTGCCAACACACGTTGCGTTCGAGCTAGAAGCCAAACGCGAGGAAGTGCTCCGCCTGGAGCAGCGACTGAAAGACTTTGATGGAGATGCTTTGCCTAGTCCAGACTAGCCCGCCCTGGCCGCGCTGCGCAGCGCTAGGCGGTCCTGCTACCACTCGATCCGCCCCTGCTCGGCCTGCTCGCCGACGCGCTCGGCCTGCTTGAACGGCGCATACGCCGGCGGCATCTTCACCGCGACATGGCCATGGAGCAAATCCTCAATTGTCAGCACCTGCAGGCGCGGGTAATCACGCTGCCAGCCAGGCGAGCGATAGAAGCCGGCCGAGGCCGCCTCGGCGAGCATATCGCGGGTCGGCGGCTCCAAGGTGAGGAATGCGCCCAGCTGGGCCTGCTCGCGATCAATCGTGCCAACCAAGTCGCGAATATCGCCGCTCTTCACCTTGCCTGATTTCACCTGTACCACGGCACGCTTGGGCTTGCCGGTCGTGTCGTCGAGGAACGGAATAATGCCATCGATCCCGCGATCGCTGTCCTTCTTGCCTTGCTTGCTGCCCTCCTGGCCACCGAGCGGCCGCGCTTTGACCAGGGAGAGCGCCCACCACTGGAACTGGTAGCGGTCGTCGTTGGCGAGCTGGCGCGCGGCTCCCATGTCTTCGGGTTCACCGACAACCGCGAACACAATGCCAGGGAACGACTGCTCCAGCCGGTATTTTTGGAGCGCGATCGACAAGTGGGTAATGTCGATCCCAACCCAACGGCGACCTAGCTTCTGAGCGGCGGCTACGGCCGTACCACATCCACAAAACGGATCGAGAATGAGATCGCCAGGATTGCTACTGGCGGCAATGATGCGCTCCAGTAGCGCCAGTGGCTTTTGCGTCGGATAGCCGAGCCGTTCAGCGGCCTGCGAGTTGATCGGGGGAATATCGTCCCACAAGTTTTGGAGCGGACGACCTTGCGACGTGTCAAGATACAGCTTGAGCCGAATGCGCCCGCCAGGGTCTTTGGGAAAATAGAGCATCCCGTCACGATCGTATTGTTCCATCTTCTCGCGGCTGATTGACCAGCCATTCTGATGTGGTTTGTATCCTTTGTAGTCATATGTCAGGTTAGGGCGCGGATTCGGACTGCGAAGATCACGAGTCGTATATCTTCGACCATTTTCATCAATAAGAGTATACTTCGCATCCACATGCGACATGTCGAGCGCGACCATGGGTCTATTCCAGACAACCCGATCGCTCTTACCATAAAAGAACACAATATCCGTGACATCGCCATATCGCGCCCGCGCGTCACTATGCGCGCTGCTACGCTTCCAAATAATCTCATTACGGAAGTTTTCCGGCCCAAAAACAGTATCAAGGATAATCTTGAGATAATGGCTCGCGGTCGGATCGCAATGCAAGTAGAGGCTCCCAGTCGGCTTCAGCACCCGATGCAACTCGACCAGGCGCGCAGCCATCATCACCAGATAGGCAAGCATCTGGCTCGTGCCAAGCAGATAACGCAGCGCCCCAACAAGCTGGCACACTTGCTCAGGGCCATCGCTCACCAACTCGTGATAGGTCCGCGCGGCCACATCATTCCAATGCCATGAATCCTCAAAGGCTTGGATCTGCGCGTCGGCTTCGAGGCCATGCTCATCCTTGAACAGAATATTGTAGTTTCGATTGGAATTAAACGGGGGATCGAGATAGACCAGATCAACGCTGGCGTCGGGGAGGTAGTCACGAAGGACCAACAGATTGTCGCCGTAGTAGAGCGTGTTACGTGATGGTAGCATGAACGTTCTTATCAGAGTAATAACGTGCTTTTGAAAGTTTCTCGCTGCTCTTATTCATAGTTGATCGCTGTTCAGCTCACAATATACTGATGGGCGCCCTTTTATTCAAGAAGATGCCATTGCAATACATACATTATTACACGACTCTTATCTATGATTGCATATAGTTATCACTTAAATACGCACAGATGAGCGCTTGTTCTCCTTTCCCAGTGTTCCGTGTCTACAACCCCCGACATTCCCGGCCCAGCCGCGCGATTGCCCGATGCTGCAACGACTTGACCACGTTCACTCCGATCCCGAGCGCAGCGGCCGTCTCCTCCAGACTCCAATCGTGCAGGAAGCGCAGCGCGATCACGGTACGCTGGCGCGGCAGCAAGCGTGGCATGAGCGCACCCACGGCCGCATGCGCGTCCCATGCATCGATCTGTACCTCGGGTCCACCTATCACCCAATGTCGCTCGGCAATCGGCACGCTCGGCCGGCGCTGCTGCTGGCGAGCCATATCAATACAGCGGCACTCAGCGACGCGGTACAGCCACGCCGAAAACGGATACCCACGCTCCTCGTAGGCAGGCAGTCTCCGCAGCACGCGCAGCCACACCTCGCTGATGAGGTCGTCAGTGTCCGCGCTGCCGCAGCGGCCCACCAGATAGCGCCGCAGCTGTGGCGTGTACTGCTGATACAGCGCGCCAATCGCCGCAGCGTCGCCACCCACGGCACGGGCTATCGTCTCATCCATTGTGTCCGTCCTCCTCGGGCCGCACGTCGCGCTGCCGTTGTTTTTTCTCACTCGGCAGGTCGTCCACGCCCACGGCCCGCGCGATGTCGGTCAGGTTGCGCACGTGCGCGCGGGCCAATTCCCGCAGCTGCACCATCAGCTCTTTGATATCGGCGCGATCGGCCGTGCTGACGCCGTCGTGCGTCGTCAGCGCGATTGACAGCCGCTCGTAGGCCTCCGCCAGCGCCTGAATCTGGTCGCGCTGGCTACTCGCCACCTCGGCTATCTGGCCGGTGAGCATGTAGATTTTCAGCACGTCTTGCAGCGCCTGGTGTACTTCGTTCGCTGGCGCCGAGCGCTCCCCAATCGCCGCCTCGATTGCGGTCATCCGCGCCTCGATCGCACGCAGCCCCGCAAGGATTTCCGTCTCGGCCGGGGTGAGTGGGGTATCCGACTCCGTCTCCGTCTCTCGCTCCATGGTGGTCAACCGCTCCTCGATCGCTTTGAGCGACTCCAAGATACTGCCGAGCATAGGCTCCTCATTTCCTGAGCGGACGCGCGACCCGGCGGTCGCCGCACATCCGTGCGTGTCAGTGTATCATAGATAACTTCTATCGGTGGTAAGTATTATATTACGATCATCTATGCATCCGTGCTATACTGATCGCACTAGCTGAACGTTCGTTCTGTCGGGGCGCCGTGGATGAAGAGACCGCCCGTTTCATTTCTATTCGCAAGGTCAAACTCAAGCGGCTGCATGAGCTGGATCTCCAGGCCGCCGCGATGGGCGAGTACAACACGCCGCCGCACGTCGAAATGGAGCGGTCGAGTCTGCGGTCGGAGCTGGGCATGGTCGAAGACGCGATCGCCGCGCCGGCCGGGCCTGAAATCAGCGAAGAGCTGGGGCCAAGCGGGCGCTTCAAGGTGTATCACCAGCAGAACGTCGAGATTCGCCGCAGCATCGCGGCGCTGGCCATCGACCTCGAACGATTTGTGCAGCAGAGTCAGGACTGGCGCAGCATGCACCGACAGTGGCTCTTCATCATCGGGATCGCCGTCGTGATCATTTTGCTGATCATCGTCGGCGTGGTGGCCTATGTGATTGGGCACGGTGGCATATGAGCGACGATCCGTTATTCGACATCCGCCAGTGGGGATCACACCCGCTGCCGCACGACGACGACGCACAAGGCGGCGCGGCACCATCCACCGGCATGACGCTCGGGTTCGTGCCGCCATTCCCCTATGTCGGGAAAGCCTTTACACTAGCCGAGTTCGCCGACTACCTGGCCAGCTACGATTTCGGCAGCGTGCCACCTGAGTATCTCGTGCTGCACCATACCGCAACGCCCACATTCCCCCAGTGGATCGGCGGCGAGTCGGTGCTTGGCGAGGCGGAGATACGCGCCAAGCGGGTGCGCCAGCTCGATGCAATCAAACACTACTACCAGCACGGGCTCGGCTGGGCTGCTGGCCCGCACCTGTTCGTGGACGATCGGTGGGTCTACGCCATGACCCCGCTCGCCGATATTGGGATCCACGCGAAGGAAGGCAACAGCTACCGAAAAAGTGGCAAGCTGCATTACAGCATCGGAATCGAGGTGGTCGGCAACTACACGAATGCCGGGTGGACCGAGCCGATCGCGCACAACGTCGGCGCGGCTGTGGCGCTGCTGAAACAGCGGCTCAACACGTTCGATTACGTGGACGGGCCGTGGGCGGGAAAAATCAGCCGGCATGCCAACTACAACAAGCCCGCCTGTCCTGGCGACAAGATTCAGCCAGCCTACTACATGCCGATCTTGATACACGCCTGGCAGGAGCTGACCGCCAGCACGACGCACCGCTACCGAGTGAAGGATTCCGTCACAGCCTCTGCAACCATTCGCGCAGCCGCGCGCCCGAACGCCGCGATACTCGGCAGGTTGCATGCAGGCGACACATGGGCGGGTGAGCCGATCGAAGGACGGATGTACACGCTCCCTGGATTTGGCAGCACCGCCATTTGGGTCAAAAGTGCCGGCGGTGGGTGCGTGTGGAGCGGTCTTCTTCAGGAGACGCCGTAGTGTACAAAGAACCCGCCAGCCCAAAGCACCCGCGCCGCTACGTCGTCAAGGTCGAAGTGACCGGCGGCGCGGCAATTCGCGTCGATGCCCGCCAGGACGGCGAGATTATCGGTATGCTCAATCCTGGCGATTGGTGGACCGGCGAAGAGGTGATCGGCGGAGGTTTTAGCGCGCCGGGATTTCCTGCGAGTAACATCTGGGTGAAGGACGCGGGCTACCGGGTCGTGTGGCGCGGCTTTCTTGAAGGCGTTGACTGATGCGAAAATCACTTGCCATCACAATCGCGGTACTCGGTGCGGCCGTCCTGGTTGCGCTGACGGGGCTGCTGTACAACGAGAGCCTGGATGGACGGCCCTGGCTGGTCGGTGCGGTCGTGGTGTTCGTCGGCGCGGCGATGATCGCGCTCGGCTTGCTTGTGTCCACCAATACACGCCGTCCGCGCGGGGTCGATCCGGACGTTGAGCCGAACCCTTCGCGGAACGGGATTATCCTCAACGACGGCAGGCCCTACGGGCGCAGAGAACGCGACGACCCGAGCGTGGTCGATCGGCTGAGTGCTATCCTGGAGGAAGAGGCTGCCAAACGGCCCGGCCCGGCCAAGACACCCGATTGGGCTCGTGGCCTGGCCCACAGCTCGGGGCAGATCGAGATTGCCGACGAGCTGCCGTCGGAGGACCGCGATGGATGACCACCGCCATAGCCCGATCGTGATCGTGTTTGTCTGCGCCGGTGTGATTTTCATGCTGGGCATGGCCGTGGGCTTTGTTATCGGCGCGGGAGGGTGGTAGATGGCCGTCTCCGCTAAAGTCGGCGCGTTCTCCACCGGGACCGGCGCGGCGGCCACGACCGTCGCGGTGAGTGGCGTGGGGTTTCAGCCGGGCGCGATTATCTTCTGGTGGTCAGGCCGCACCGAAACGAGTGATGCGATCGGGCGCGCCACCCACCAGCGCGGCTTCGGCTTTGCCGTCTCGGCGAGTGACCGCCAGGCAGTCGGTTCGATGAGCACAGACGCGGCGGCAGCCTCTGACTGCGGACGTATCACGCGCAATGATGCCTGTATCGCGACCGTCGACGCGGCTGGCGCGGTGCTGGCGCTCATGGACCTCCAGTCGATGGACGCGGACGGGTTCACGCTCGTGGTCGACGACGCGTTCCCAAGCAGTCTGCGCGTCCATTATCTCGCACTCGCCGGCATGACCAATGCCGCAACCGGGTGGTTTGCCACGCCAACGTCGACCGGCAACGCCGACGTGGTGACCAGCCTGGCATTTCAGCCGGACCTGGTGCTGTTCATGAGCTGCGACATTACGTCTGATCCACCGAACGCCTCGGCGTCGCGGGGGCATATCCTGTTCGGTGCGGCGGTGTCGTCGAGCCAGCGCGCGATCTGGAATGGTGGATCGGATGAGGCCGCGCCGACCATGTCGACGGGCAACTACTGCAACGATATCGAGTGCCTGGGCTTCCTGAACAATGCCGCGACCTCTGTCGCGTATCGCGCCGACTTCGTGTCGTTCCTCTCAAACGGCTTCCGTCTGAATATCCTGGAGGGGACGACCGCCCGGCGGACGCACTATCTCGCACTCAAGGGCGGCAACTACCGCGTCGGCAGTCTCACGACGCAAACGGACACGACCACACCGATCGTGCAGTCGTCCTTTGGCTTCGCGCCATCGGCTGCGCTGTTTCTCTCGCACGGCAATACTGAGAGTACCCAGGACACCGCGCAGGCGAACGACCGGCTGAGTATCGGCGCGGCCAGCAGCACGACCAATCGCGGGGCACAAGGTACGCTGGATGAGAATGGCGTGGCAAACGCCGAGGTGACCACCGCCGTCGAGCACGACGCGGTGTACGTGAATATCAACACATCGTCTGCCATCGACGGCCTGATGGACATGCAGTCGTTCGACTCGGACGGCTTCACCACGATCATGGACGACGCCGATGCGAGCGGCAAATTTGTGTGGTACGTCGCGTTCGGCCCGGCTGCGGCCGCCGCCAAAGCCCCGCCGCCGTTTCAGCGAGCAACGCGTGTTATCACGAGGAGAGGATAAATGCCACTACCGTTGTATGCCAGCTACCAGGGAACGCTCACGAACGCCGGCGGGGATAGCGATCTCTTGGAATGCAGCCCGGCCTCGAACAAGCCATGCAAACTCGTGCGCGTGATCATCGGTCAAACGTCCGAGGTTGGCGACACGATGGAGGAAAACATTCGCATCAGCGTTATCCGCCTGCCTGCCACCTTTACGAGCGGATCGGGCGGCAGTACGGTGACAAAAACGTACCCATCGAGCGCCAGTGGCGCGGCCTCAGCGACGATGGAGGCGAATAACACGACGGTCGCCACCACGTCAGGCACGGCTGAGACGCTGGCAGAACTGGCCTGGAATGAGCGCAACGTGCCGTGCGAGTTTGTATGGTATGACGATCGGTTCATGCCGCGCGTTGTGAACGGCGAAGGGCTGGTGGTGCGCTGTCAGAGTACCGTCGCCGATGATATATCGATCACGATCTATTCGGAATGGCTAGAGGAGTAAACGATGGAAGGTTCATTTCGACCGACAGGCGCCCTGTCCGCACGCCGTATTCGCCCGCGCGGGCCGGGGTTCGGCTGGAAGCTGCGCAACAACCTGCGCTGGACATTCATCAAGGGCTGGATCGCCGCGAAGATCATCGCGCCGTTCGCGAACGCCTGGGGCGTGGCCACGTTGATGGGTGACCTGGCCATTCGAGTCAGGCGCGCCGATGGAACGTGGATCGACTATGGCGTGGTCTCTAGGAGGCTCATCACGGACGCGGGCGTGGCCTTCATTGTGGACGATTGGGACGGCAGCGTCACCGACATCACCAATTTCAAGTACCACGGCTGTGGCACGGGCACGAACGCCGAGGCGGCCGGTGACACGGCGCTGCAAACCGAGAGCACAACCGCGCTGAACCCGGACAGCACCCGCGCGACCGGCACACAAAGCCAGCCGGCCGCGAACCAGTTGCGCAGCGTCGGCACGCTGACGTTTGATGCCTCGGCAGCGGTGACCGAGCACGGCCTGTTGAGCCAGGCCGCGACTGGCGGCGGGACGCTGTGGGATCGGTCGGTGTTCAGCGCCATAAACGTGGTGAGCGCAGACAGCATACAATTTACGTATACGGCCACGCTGAGCAGTGGCGGATAGCCTTTGAGATCAGGAGGCTAGGCCGTGCCAGTTACCATCCGCCGTGTCCCGACGCTAAGAGTGCGTCGGCAGCGGCTGATCTTCAGCAAGCCGCCCGGCGGCGGTCCGACGTATACACAAACAGTGGCAGGCACACTGAGTAGTAGCGGCGTGATGGCGCGACAGACCGGCAAGCTGGCGAGTGGAGCACTCAGTAGCGCCGGGGCACTCATCAAACAGGGATACAAGATCCTGGCCGGAACGATGGCTGCTTCTGGCGCGCTGATCAGGCAGGGGCAAAAGCTCCTGAGCGGAACGCTGAGCAGCGCAGGGGCGCTCACCAAACAGGTGCGCAAGGTGTATGCCGGGACGCTGAGTAGCGCCGGTGCCCTCATACGGCTGGCCCAGAAGGCACTGGCCGGCACAGCGATCAGTAGTGGCGCGCTGACGAAGCAGGCGCAGAAACTGCTTACCGGAACGCTGAGCAGCGCCGGAGCGCTCGTGAAGCAGGCGCGCAAACTGGCCAGCGGAGTGCTGAGTAGCGCGGGCGCACTGCTACGACAAACACAAAAGGTGCTGAACGGCACGGCGACCAGTAGCGGCGCGCTCGCCAAACGGGCCACGAAGTCGTTTGTGGGGACGCTCAGCTCCTCTGGGGCGTTCGGTGCGGTCAAGACGGCGCTGATCAGTTTGGTCGGCACGCTTACCCCTGTAGGCAGTGTGACAAAGCAGGGGCAGAAAGCGCTCACAAGCACACTCAGCAGCACTGGCGCACTGATCAAACAGGCGCGCAAGGCATTCACGGGCACGCTGACGACGAGTGGCACACTGGCGGGGGTCAAGACCGCGCTCCTCAGCCTCGCAGGAACGCTGAGCAGCACTGGCGCGCTGAGCAGACGGACGGCGAAGACCTTCGGTGGGGCGCTCGGAACGGCGGGCGCGCTGGCCAGATCGACCGCCAAAGCACTGTCCGGCGGTCTGAGCAGCAGCGGCGTGCTGAGCAAAACACGCCAGGCGCTCCTCAGCCTGGCGGGCACACTCAGCAGCAGCGGTGCCCTGACCCGGCAGACGAGCAGGGCCCTGGCCGGCGTGCTCAGCAGTAGTGGCAGCATCGCCAAGCAGGTGCAGCGGGCGCTGGAGGGTGTGCTGAGTACAGTGGGCGCCCTGGCCACACAGCTGGGCGGCACCATCACGAATGCGATACCCCTGCGCGGCAGATCCCGATCTCGGACGCTCAGCGCCCACCACGCACGCGATCTCGTAGGCCAGCACGGCCGCGATCTGACTGGCAAGGATTGAGGCGATGACAACGACCTATCCGCGCGATGAACGTGAGGTACTCGAAAGCCCCAAGGTGCAAGGGGTAAATGAGGCGCGCGCCTACACCTTCGACTTTACGGACGCCGGCGTGGTGACAGTGAGCAGCCCAGTCGCGAAGGTGTATCAGGATGGTGTGGATGTGACCGCGACGGTCATGCCCACAGGGAGCGCCTCGCTTGTGGGGTTGGTGCTCACCACACCGCTGCTGCGGAATCTGGAGGCAGGCCAGGTGTATCTAATGTATGGGCGCGTGACGCACGACGGCGGGCAGCAGACCGAGCTGTTCTGCAAAGTGATCGCGCGAGCATAATTTCAGGTTTTTTCAGGTTTTCGTATGGCACTCACCACAAAACAACGCGACTTTATTGACGCCTATTGTGGATCGGCCCAAGGCCATATCACCAAGGCTGCGATCGCGGCTGGCTATGCCGAGCGCTCGGCCTATTCCATCGGATCGGAAAACCTGAAAAAACCTGAAATTCAGGCCGAAATTGCAGCGCGCACCGCGCAGATCATGCCCAAGGTGGAATTACTCCAGCGCCTGGCCGCGCGGGGCCGGGCCACAATCGCCGATGTGCTGCGGATGCCCGAGCCCAAAAAACGCGACGACGGCACCGAGTACACGGTCGTCGATGATTGGGCCATCGATCTCGTGAAGGCGGCTGAGACTGGCGGCATCCACCAGATCAAGAAGCTCAAAGAGACCCGGTGGGGCTCTGAGGCGGAAATGCACGACCCGCTACCGGCGCTGGAGCTGCTGGCCAAGCAGAGCGGCCTACTCAAAGACGACGGCGGCATTTTGAAATACCTCGACCTCTCGAAACTCAGCCCGGCGCAGTTGCAGCGCCTGGCGGATGGAGATGACCCGCTTGCTGTCTTACTCGGCACAACTGCAGATCCGGGCGAAAGCCCAGCTTGAGCTCGCCAAGCGCGGGCTCGTCGGCGTGTCTCCGTTCCAGGAGTACCGGCTCGACCCCGCGCGCTATATTCGTGACAAGCTGGGCTGGCAGCCGTGGGCGGGTGACGACGCGCACCCCGGCCAGACTCAGATGCTCGACGCCTATACGGCCGCGCTGCGTTCGCAGCTAGAGAACCCAGAAGCCACATGCCAGAATATCATCCGAATCGAGGCCGGGCATACCGTCGGCAAGACCAAGCTGGCCAGCGGGATCGTCAACCATTTCTTCGACTGCTTTCCGCCGGCGATCTGCTACACCTTCGCGCCGACGTATGAACAGATCCATGATCTGCTTTGGAAAGAGGTCAAGGCGGATCGGCGCGGCAAGGGCCTGCCGGGGCGCATCCTGGATCTGGCGCTGACGGTCGCCGATAATCACTTTGCCAAGGGACGCGCGACCAGCAACGCCGGCGGGCAGGGCACAGAACGGGCGCAGGGGCAGCACGGCCCCTATCTGCTGTTTGTGCTGGACGAGGCCGAAGGCATCGCCGACTACGTGTTTGATGCGGTGAAGAGTATGACCTCGGGCGGGCTCTCGATCGTGCTCATGCTGGCGAACCCGCGCACCCGAGTCAGCCGCTTTCATCGGGCCAAGGAGGGCGCAAATGTGGTGAGCTTCCGTATCAGCTGTGTGTGGCACCCCAATGTGCTGGCCGGGCGTGAGCTCGTACCGGGGGCCGTTCGGCGCGCCTATGTCGAGTCGATGATTGACGACGGCACCACGCAGCACTGTGAGATTGTGGCCGAGCATGACCCCGATCGGCACACCTTTGAGCTGCCCTGGCGCCCTGGGGTGATCTACGCGCCCGATCCTGAGTTTATGTTTCGCGTGCTGGGCCAGGCGCCATCTAACAGCACGGTCGATACGTTCGTGCCGAGCGGCCGGTATGAAGCCGCGCTCAGGCGCGCAGCGCCCACCACCACCACCTGGGCGCGTCTAGGCGTCGATGTCGCGCGCTTTGGCGATGACGCCGGCACGCTCTATTTGCGCCGGGGCGATCTCGTCAAACAGCTAGCCAGCTTCAGCAAGCAGGAGACCGGGCCGTATGTGCGCGCGATCCGGCAGGTGGCACGCGAATTGGCGGCCGCTGGGGTGAGCAGTCTGCATGTGCGCGTGGATGGCGGCGGCGGCTTCGGCTCGGGCGTCATTGACAGCTTGAACGAGGATCTCGAGCTGCAGCGGCTATTTGCCGACTTCCAGGTCTTCGAGGTGTATTTCAACGCCACTGCCTACGACCAGGAAGCGTACGCCGATCTGGCAACCGAGATGTATGGCCATACCGCTGAGGTGCTGCGCTCGGCCGCGCTCGTGGGCGTGCCGCCAGCGCTGGAGACGGATCTGTGCGAGCGCCGTTTCAAGTGGGTCAAAGCTGGCCCAGCCGACGTCAAGAAGGACGTCAAGAAGATCCGATCAAAAACCGAGTTTCGCGCGGACTACCACCGCTCACCAGACGACGGCGACGGGTGTGTGCTGGCCTGCACTCCGGATTACGTCTTTCGGTCCAAGATACCGCCGCCACCGCCGCGCCGCCCGACCGTCTCACAACGAGGATAAGCCATCATGCCTGTATCACCCTTTACCGCCTATACCGCAAAAGCTGCCACCGAGCGGTTGCCCGCGCTGCCCCCGTATGCCGAGGAGCTGCGTGCCGTGCTCGGCGGCGATCTCTGGCGCGGCGGCCAGGGCTGGATTGGCGAGCTGCCGACCGACCCCACGGCGCTGGCCAGCATGGCACGTGGGATGGTCAGCGAGAATGTGCTGCTGGAGCTGCTGGTGCGGCACGTCGCCGCTATCCTCGGCAAAGAGCCGCGCTGGGCGCTCACACCGACGCGCGAAGCACAGGCGCCCGCGAGCGATGGCCCGCAGGCCCCCCCAGATGTCCAGCCCCCAGCCGAGGACGTGGTCGACACGCGGATCGCACAGGTCGATGCCGATCTCACTGCTTGGTGGGATAAGCGCCATATGCAGTCCGTGATGCAGCAGGCCGCCGCCTACCGTGCCTCGCTCGGCCGTGGACCAACGTACGTGTTTGTCCCGCCCGGCCTCCAGGAAGAAGATGGCACGATCCCGCCGCTCTCGACGCTGGTCGATGCGCTCGAGTATATCTACGTCGACGCGCGCCCGCCGGAGAGCGCCGGCGTGTACACCGATCCGCGCTCACGGCTGATGCTCGGCGTGCTGACCTCAACCGAGGAGGACGGCACCACGGTGACCGAGCTGACCTACTACGACCTACTGACCGGTCAGACGGTGCTCAAGGTCTTCCGCGGCGACGAGGAGCCGCAGGCGTTCGCCGCGAATTTGGGGCGGTATCTGTTCCTGCACGACCGCCCGATCCAGCCGCTGCTGACAAGTCAGCTGCTGCAGGGCCAGAAGAGCATCACGCTGGCGCTGTCGCAAACGATGCGCAACGTCAATTTGGCCGGTCACCGGCAGCGCGACTATATGAACGCACAGCCGCCCGGCGAGTGGGCCGCAGCGAGCCAGGGTACGCCGGGCGCGCAGAAGTTCCCCGACGGTACTTATAAAGTCTTCCAGGCCGCGCAGCTGTTGCAGGGTCCGCTGGTGACCAACTTCATCCAGGGTAACGACATCTACAACGAGAAGGGCGAGAAGATCGGCGTGACCAACCCCAATGTCTCGATCGTCGATCCCATTTCGGTCGATCATTTCGAGAAGACCTACACCATGTTTCGCTACGCCATGCACGCACAGGCGCACCAGCTGCACATTTTTGGGACCGAGCAGGCGCAGAGCGGCATCAGCCGCGAGCAGGCCCGCGCCGATTTCGAGACGCGCCTGGGCCCGGACGCCGCGGCAGTGGACGACCAGGGTCGTGCGGTGCTGACGGCGGTCCTTGGCTTGGCCGCGGCGTTGCAGGGGCAGCCGGACCTCTACGCCGATCTGCGCGCCGACTTCTCGTGTGTGATCAACACCGGGCCACTCTCGCCGGAAGAGCAGAATCAGATTCGTCTGAACGTGGCGGCGCGGCTCGCCTCCGAAGAGACCGCGATGTCGCAGTTGGGCATTGACGATGTGACTGCCGAGCAGGCCAGGATTGCCGCCGATCGGGAGGCCGCCATGTCAAGGGCGCCGCAGATTGCGCCAGCAACTGGGGGGACCGCTCCGCAGCAAGGCGCACCGCCAGCCACAGGGGACGCATAATGCCGCTACCGGATAACGTGCAGATTGGGCCGCTGGTCTTCCGTGTGACTGACGACGAGCTGGAGAAGAGGCGCGCCGATGCCACCGACGGTGATGATACCTTCGGCCGTATTGAGTACGGCAAGGGGCTGATCATCCTGGACTATGAGCAGAGCGCGTCGCACAAACGCATGGCGCTGCTCCATGAGTGCCTGCACGGCTGCTGGCACGTAAGTGAGCCAGGACATCTGGATGACGAGGACGCGATCCGGCGCCTGAGTGCACCGTTACTCGACATGCTCCGGCGCAACCCAGTTCTTGTGGCGTATTTACTGGCTGAGGAGTGATTCATGCGACACATCGGTCAACTGTACTGGTTCTCGCATTCGCAAAACCTCAAGAAAGAGGAAGGTGGGCGTGGCTTGAATGGCCGTGCCTGGCTACACCTGTACTGGGGCGACCCCGACAAACACGGCCGCAGCGTGACGACGCTTGGCATCCAGTGGGTGCTCTTTCGCAAGCAGCACAGCATCGGCTGGTCGTTCAGCGCGGGTGGGGGCGATAGCGATCGGGACATCGATTGCTCGGTGCGCGTGCCGTGGTTCGGCGTGTATCTGGGCGCCGATGACGTGCTGCCGCGCAAGTGGGAGTTCTACAACCCTGGCCAGCGCTACCCCAGCGAACGCACGATCGGCGTTACCTGGCATAGTCAGGCGCTCTGGATCGATCTCTGGCGCGACCCTGATGAGGGCTACGGACGCGGTGGCCCGAAATTTTGGCAGGACGCCAAAAGTAGTGCGCGCCACATCGTTATTCATCCGCTCGATATTTTGTTTGGTAAGACAAAATGTGCTACTGAAAAGCTCGCTGCCGAGCCTGCTACCGTTGATCTACCCGAAGGCGCATACCCGGTGCAGGTTGTTATTGAGCGGCGCACCTGGACACGCAAGCGGGCGCCCTGGTGGAAGCGCGAACGCGTGAGCGCCGATGTGCAGAGTGAAAAGGGTATCCCGATCCCTGGCAAGGGCGAAAATAGTTGGGACTGCGAGGATGACGCCTATTTCAGTATCGGCACGCCGACGCAGACGACGGCTGAGGCGGTCGCCTATGCCGCTGAACGGGTGCGCGAGGCGCGCGAGCGCTACGGCGGGCGCGATTGGACGCCCGCGCCAGCACGGTGAGTAGATGACGATTGCACGGCTTCAAACATTCCGTCGTGTGCTTCTGACGCTGCTACGCATCGTCGAAGACGAGTTGTGCGAGCGCGGCGCGCTGCCTGTATCAAAGCGGCGTACATTGACGTAGTGTGCTATACTTTCGGTAGTTGAATATCACTGCCTTGTACCACTTTTGTGTGGCAACCGGCCCAACCGCAACGCGCGGTGGGTCGGTTTTTGTTTATCCCGCACGGCGGGAGAGGAGCATCACGGATGCTACGAGGCTTCATTACGCGCTACTATGACGAGAACGACCCGCCGCAGGGTGGTGGGGCCGGCGACGATCCTCCAGCGGGCGAGGGCGGCAAGGTGCGCGCCTCGGATCTCAGGACGCAGCTCGGCCAGACCGTGAGCGAGCAGGATGTGATGCGCATCCTGGAGAAGCAGGCCGATTTGCTGAGCGACAATCACAAGCTGCGCGAGCGCGTGCGCAAGCTGCGCGATGTGCCCGCGAATGCGGTGGTGCTGAGCGGCGATGACGCGACCGCGTGGGAAGCCTATGTGGCGCTCGGCAAGCCGGATGAGGTCAAGCAGCAGATCGCTGCCAAGGGTGAGGCCGAGCAGCAACTCAAAACGCTCCAGCGCGACGCGACCCTGCGCGATGTGCGCGAGGTGACCGGATATGATCTGGATGTGCTGCGCGACATCGGCGGCAGCGATTGGCAGTACAGCATCAAAGAGGAGCAGGGCGAGGGCGACGAGACGCACAAAGTCGTGTACGTCAAGGACGGCGACAAAGAGGTGCGGATCGATCAGTACCCCAAGGTGCAGCGCGTTCTCCCCGCGCTGCGGCCATCCAGCACCACCGAGCAGGCGCAGGGCGGCACGGCCTACCCCCGGCAGAGTAGTGGCGGAAGTTCGCCTGCGCGCAACGCCGGGGCAGACCATGTTAAGAAAACAAAGTATGCAGTTCCGGGCAAGACCGGATAGGAGCATCCTATGGCTCGTATTACCGAAGGAACCAATACGCTTTCGTCGCCGATCTGGGCGGGCGACTTTTTGGGCCGCGAGCACCTCGTGCCGGGCGGCGCGCAGCTCGATCCGCTTCAGTTCAACGTGACTGATGCAGTGGTTGTCACCGTCGGCGCGGCAGGCGCAGCTGCAGGCGCGACCAGTATTCCAGTGGATGCGCTTGGTGGCCCGATCCCATCGGGGGCGATCCTGAATTTCGGAAGTCTCGCGCCCGTCACTGTCACCCTCAACGATGCCAGCGTCTCGGCCGGCGATACCGCGATCACCGTGACTGCGCTCTCCGGGCCGATCCCGGCCGGCACAGTGCTGGATTTTAGTGCCGGCACCAACGCGCAGCTCGCGCGGCTTTCGGCCGACGCGGCGGCTGGCGCAACCAGTCTCACGGTCTATCCGCTCGACGGCACGATCGCCAACACGCAGACCGCAACCTTCCCAGGCGGCACCAAGCAGGCGCGCCTAACCGCGGCTGCGGCTGC